GTAACGAAGGGCGCTCGGAAGTCAGCGACCCCGCGGTCAGCCTGGACGTCACCGCGCGCCCGACTTCTACCTTCGCTCCGGCGCCCCTGCCGGCGCGCAGCAATAGCCTGCTGGATCTTGCCGAAGACCTCAGCGCCGTTGAGCCCACGTTGCGCCAGCTTGTGGCGGACCGTCGCCGGCAGCAGGCCGAGGAGGACGCTGCGCGCGCCCAGGCCGAAGTCGCCAAGCTCCCCTCCGACATCACCAGCGCCGAAGCACTTGCAAACCTGAGCGAAGATGAGAGCGAAACCTTCCGCCGGAACTTCGAGGCCAAACTCGGCCAGCGCGAGGCGCTGCGCTTCGGTGCGGAGGTGGACTCCCAAGTCGAAGAGATGCTTGCTCGAGGCTCTTCGCCTCAGGAAATCGAGAGCTTCGCTGCGGAGCAATTCGATGGGTTCTTTCAGGGCGCGGGTTCAGAAGACGCGCCCTTCGTCAACGGCGCGGCGCCGCTGCTGCAAGAGAAGCAGGCCAGCATCCAGCGCAAGGCGCTTAAGAGCGAGCGCGAGCGCCTGCTCGACCGCAACCGCGAGACGTTCTTCTCCGCCGGCCAGACCCGGCTGGAGGAGCTTGTCGCGGACGGCGACACCCAGGCCGTCTCCCGCCTTGCGCGCGACCTGTTCGAGTCCGGGCCTGAGGACCACGGCCTGTCGAAGCAGGACACCAACGCGATGCTGGTGGAGATGTTCGGGCGCGTCGCCATTGCGCGGGGCGACCCCGAGCTGTTGGACATCTTCCGGGGGGAGGCGGGCGGAAAGCTCGCGTTCACTGCGCGCTTTGGCGATGACATCGCCCAGGCCCGCCGACAAGCGGCGCGTCGTCAGGAAGACGTATCTGCCGGTAACGAGCGTTTCCTCGAATTCCAGGACCGTAACGACCTCCGCGAGCGCGCCGAGGCCGGCCTCATCACCGACCGAGAGATTGAGCAGCGCCTCAAGCTCCCGTCGGACAGTCCGCGCGCCCTCACTGCGTCTGAAGCCCGGCGCATCACCGTGACCCGCGACACGGCCGTCGCGCGCGACGACTTGGCGCAAAAAGCGGCGCGCAGTCTGGCGCGAGGCGGCATCATCCGCCTGAGCAGTCCGGTCGAACTCCCCGACGGCAGCACCGTGGAAGAGGAAGAGCTGGTCGCTATGGGAATCGACCGGGCAGCGCGAGCGATGGAGCTTGCAGACCCCGGCCGGGACCCGCAAGAGATTCGCCAATGGCGCCACCGCCAGTATGCGCGCCACGGGTTTGTGCCCGGCGACTACGCTCAGAGCCTGCAGAACAGCATCCTGTCCAACGACCCGTCCGAAGCTACCGAGGGGATGCGGGCTTTCGGGGACCTGCAGCAAGCCAACCCGCTGCTCGCGCGGTCCACAAGTATGAGCCAGTCCGCGCGCCGCAAGGCCACGGTGTTCAACGCCCTGCTCAGCGTGCGAGTCGCCCCCGGCGCCGACCGCGGGACGATTCTCCAGCAGGAACAGGCCGTCCTCCAAGACCTGGACACGGCCACCGAGAACTTCGGCGACCGCCGGGCTGCCCTGACCTCCAACCGCGAGATGAACGAGCTGGTCGAGAAGACGGTCGATGACCTCGGAATTGAACGCGGCGTGGGCAACCGGGAGGAAATCAAGGCCGAAGTGCGGGACCTGACGGCCATGCTGTGGGCTGCCAACCGGATGGACTTCCGTACAGCCCTCGAGCTGGCGGCAGAAACGCTGAAGCCCGGCAACGGGCTGGCGCACGCAGAGGGGGACAGCGAGAAGGTTCTCATTGACCCCCGCAAGACGACGCCCCTCGCCGCGGACTCCGAGATTACCGGCCAGTTCCGCAAGGACGTCGTGCTGCCGTTCCTTAGGCAGCGCGGCCTCGTTCCTGAGGACACTGCCGTTGATGTAGGGGACCCCACGAGAGAAGACGTGAGCGCCGGCGCCGGTATTTCCAGCGCGAACACCGGTATAGAAGGGGACGAGACCTCCGATTTCACGGTGTTCTATGAAGGCTCGCGGGCAGTTGTCGTTTCGCCTGAAGGTGTAACCGTCGGTGTTTTGGAGTTCCGCGACTTCGCGCGTAAGGCGCACGCGGAGCGCATGGCCGAGGAGCGCCGCGAGCGCGAACAGGCCGAGCTGGACGCCATCGAAGAAAACCGCCGCCGCCAAGAATTCCGCCGTACGACGGGCGGTCCAGCGGAGTCGTCGTTCATCCCCGGTTCGTAAGGGGTACAAGAGGAGCACACATGCCTGACGAGCGCGACCGGAGGCCCCGCAGGGGGCCTCTAGCCACTGTCGCGGATACCGCTGCGCGCGAGCGCGACCGGAGGCCCCGCAGGGGGCCTCTAGCCACTGTCGCGGATACCGCTGCGCGCGAGCGCAACCGGAATCCTCTGCAGGGGGTCATTGACGGCATCCTGAGCGAGGGTACCGTAGCAAACGCGCCGGCGACTGTGGAAGAAGTAGCCCGCCGTGCGTTTAACAAGGGCTTCGACCCTGAGTTCCGGCTGTCTGAAGAGAACCTGGAGCGTACCCGCGACCGTTTCGGGATTCCCGAGGAGGAGCGCGGCCGCTTCGCCGAGGCGGCACAGGGAGCGAACTCCGCAGAGCATCTGAAGCTCATCGCGGACGAGTTCGTCAAACAGACGGCGCGCGACCGCCGGCTTGCCGAGGGCGGGCTGGCGTCCAACCTGTTCTTCCGTGGGCTCGGCATCTTGTTGGATCCCGTAAACGTCGCGGGGGCGGCGGGCACCGCCAAGTCCGTGGGCCAATTCGTGGCGCGGGGCTCGCGTCTGGCGCGCGCCGGTCGAGCCGGCGGCGTCGTGGGCGCCGAGTCCGCCGCGCAGGAGGCCTTTATTGCCGGGGGAGACCCCACGCGAGGCGCCACCGATGCCATCCTCGCCGGTCTGGCCGGCCTGGGCCTGGGGGCGCCCCTGGGGGCGCTCTCGCGGACAGCTGCCCGGCAGGGAGTGGATGTACCGGGGGACGCCGCCGCGGGCCTGCAGCGCGCCCAGAGAGCCGCTGACGAGGCCTTCGTGGCCCGGCGCGGCGACCCCCGCACCAGAGACGAGCTGCTCGACGAGGAGCGGCTGGGCGTAGACGTGGCCGGCGAGCCGGAGCTTGAGGGCGCTTTCGGTCCCTCCGCGGCACGGGCGAGTCAAGACGCCGGCGCCGCCGAGGCCCGTATCGGCACAGACCCGGTTCTCGAGGAAACGAGCATCCTGGACCGCGCACTCGAGCGCGTCGACGACGGCGCTGAGGACCGGCTGGCGGCTGACCAAGCGTTCGACCCCGCGAATCCGGGGGCGAGCCCCCGCGGCCGTTCCGGGGCTGCAGACCAGGACGATTTCCGGGGCCGCCTCAGCGGCGTGCGCATCGACGCGCTCAACACGCTGCTGAAGTCCACCTCCCGCAAGATTCGCGCACTCGGCGCCGCCCTGGCGCCGGACAACATCGGGTTCAAGGACCCGGATTTCGCGCAGAAGGCCACGGCGATGGAGCTGCAGGAGCAGTTTGACGTGCAGCTTCGTGTACCGTTCAAGAAAGAGTTCGGGAAGAGTTTTCAGGATTTCGCCGAGGCGAATGGCGTCAGCGCGCTCCGCGCCCGGGCGGGCATCGGGGTGCAAAAGCTGTCGGATGACTTTAGCGAACAGGTGGCCGCCGTCGTGCGCGGAGAAGTGCCGGAATCGTCCGTCACCGCGCCCGTGCGTGACGCAGCTGCTGCCGTCCGGCAGATGACTGCGCGCTCCCTCGAGCTGGGCAAGCGCACCGGCGTTCTGGATGAAGCCATCCCCGAAAATCCCAATTTCTTGCCGCGCCTCCCATCGGCCCCGAAGATTCAAGCCATGCTGGCCGACCCGGAAGTGGGCCTGAAGGGCATCGAGTCATTGGTCCGCGCGGCGTTTCGTAGTGCGCAGCCAGACTTGGCGGATGAGGCCATCAGCGTGCTGGCGCGCCGCTACTCCGCCATCATCACGCGGCAGGCGCAAGGGCTCGATAAGGGCCTCACCTTCGGCATAAACTTCGACGACACCGTTCTGCTTCGAGAGCTGCTCGAGGAAAGTGGCTTCACGTCCAAGGACATTGATACGGTGCTGGGTGCTGTGAAGAAGCGGAACGAGACCCAGTCCAAGATTCCGACGGCCAAGCGCCGGGCGGACATCGACGAGAACGCCTCCGTCGAGTTGCCCAGCGGGCGGCAGGTACGCTTCGCCGACCTGCTGGAGAATAACGTCGAGGTCCTGTTGGATTCAAACGGCCGGCGCCTGTCGGGCGCTGCGGCGCTCAAGAGCACCGTCGGCATCGTCGGAACGCGTGCTGAACTCCAGCGACTTCGCGACGAAATCACTGCCGCGGCCCTGGAAGCCGGCGAGACGGAGGTGCAGGCAGGCAAACGAGCCAACGTCGCCGAAGCCATCGTCCGGCGTACCGCCGGGCTCCCGCTCAGCGACGCCGGCGGCATCCTCAGTGACCACCCGCTCTCGGCGGGCCGGCGGGCTGTCGACGGCATTCGGAAGTTCAACTTTGCAGCCTTCATGGTGCAGTCGGGCTTCGCCAGCGTAGCGGAGTTCGGTATGGTGCTGTCCAAGACGGGGTTCGGGCTCGCGCTCGAGGCCATCCCTGAGTTTCGGCGCTTCGTGCGCGCCGGGCGCACTGGACGCATCGACGACGACACCATCGAGTTCTTCGAGGAGTACATCGGTGTCGGAGCAGACAACATCCTGAACCCCCAGGCCAACCGCCTCGATGACTTCGTCGAGGAAGGGGTTGTGAACCCCCAAGTGACCAAGGCGGAGCGTGCCCTGAACGCTTCACAGCGGGTTGTCGCCGAGTTCGTCTCGGCTCTCGGGCCAATGACACGCTTCCAGCGGCGCCTGACCATGTTCGGCGTGTTGAAGCGCATCGAGGACTTGGCATTCTTGGGGCGGCCCCTGTCCAAGGCGCAGAAGCAGCGCCTGCGAGGCGCGGGACTGACGGACGCCGACCTCACGCGTATCGGCGAGGGGCTGCGGCGGCACGGTATTTCCATGAAGTCGGGTCTGCGGAATCGCACCTTCAAGCGGGCGGACCTCGAAGCGTTCGCCGCTGAGGACCCGGAGACCTTTTCCAAGCTCGGCACCGCCATTCAGCGGGAAGTCAAGCGGACCATCATCGAGGGAAACCTCGCCGACCAGCCGCTGTTCGTCTCGACGCCCTTGGGCCGGGTCTCCACGCAGTTCATGACGTTCGCCATCAACGCGTATACCAAGCTGCTTCTGCGAGGTGTCGCGATTCGTGACGCGGAGACCGCCCTCGGGTTCTTCTCAAGCATGGGCTTCGCGTCGATGGCCTACATCGCGCAGCAGCACATCAATACCATCGGCCAGCCCGAGAAGCGCGAGGAGCGGCTGAGTACCGACAACATCGTCAGGCGTTCTTTCGCGCGTGCAGGACATGCGTCATTGCTGCCGCAGGCCGTGGACTTCCTGGCCAACGTGGCTGGTGAGGACCCGGTGTTCGCGGCGCGAGCGTCGGGCCTGCCCAGCGGACAGGTCAAGAGCATCCCTACGATTCAGACGCTGGATAACCTCAAGCAGGCTATCGATGCCGGAGTAGCGGCCGCGCGCACCGACCGGCGGGTTACCCGCTCTAATGCGGGCGCCATTCAGTCTCTGGTGCCCGTCGTGGGCAAGATGGTGGGCGTGCGAACGGCGTTTGAAGTGCTGGCGGAAGACTTGCCCCGCGAATCGAACGAACCCTTGTTCTAACTTGGCGCCCTCGCCCCCTGCGGGGGCGCCTTCCCGTATCTAAGAGGATTCTCCATGGCGTACGCTCCAGACGTCTTCGCCAGCGACGGCACGACTACCGACTTCACGGTTAGCTGGCCCTTCATTGCGAAGGCCCACGTTGACGTGTTCGTGGACGGGGTTGAGCAAACGCTCGGCACCGATTACTCGTGGCTGAACGACACCACTATCCAGTTCGACACGGCGCCGGCAGATGGCACCACCATCCGCATCGAGCGGAACACGCCCACGGAGCGGCTGGTGGACTTCCAGGACGCCGGCACGATTACCGAGAAGTCCTTGGACTTGGACGGCACGCAGTCGGTGTTCGTGGCTGAGGAGACCAATTCCGACCTTACGGAAGACGCGATGCTCCTCGACAACGACGACAAGTTTGATGCGAAGAGCAAGGTCATCAAAAACGTAGCCGACGGCTCAGTGGACACTGACGTCCCGAACTTGAAGACGATGAACGCAAAGGTGGACGAGGCGGCCACTTCGGCTACGAACGCGGCCACCAGCGAAACGAACGCCGCGGACAGCGAAACGAACGCGGCCACCAGTGAAACGAACGCCGCGGACAGCGAAACGAAAGCGCAAGAGTGGGCCGAGAAAGCCGAAGACAGCGAAGTTGAAACCAACAAGTTCTCGGCGCTTCACTGGGCGGCGAAAGCGGCGGCATCAGCCGATTCAATCGACTCCACGCCCTATACCGAGACATTACTGGACGACCCCGACGCGCCGACGGCCAGGGCTACGCTCGGACTCGGCTCCGCCGCTGTAGAGGACATTGGAACCAGCGGGTCGGTTGTGCCGAAGCTGGACCAAAACGTTACCTTTTCAGCCAATGTTGATTTAGAAGACTCTGTTCTAATCAGCAAAAGAACTTCTGACGTTAATGCGAATGTTTTTGTAGCAAGAGACAGTGCTGGCAACGACATCGCCGGCTTGAGTGTCGAGGGCATGAATGGGGCCGGGACAGGCTTTGCCCGTTTTAAGAGTGCAGATAAGTGGGTGTTTACTGGTGGCAGCGGGGTAACAATTGGGACGACTAATTTGGCACCAGCGATTAACAATTTTGTAGGAATTTCTGCCGAGTCTAACGGACTATTCGAAACTTCTAGGGATGGAGGCGCTTCTATAGTAATAAACAGAAAGACGAATGACGGGGAACTAACTCAGTTTAGGCAAGACGGCTCCGTGGAAGGCACTATCTCCGTCTCCGGCACCACCGTCTCCTACAACGGCGGCCACTTGGGACGCTGGTCCCAGCTTCCCGGCCTCGAGCGCGACCCCGCAATCAAGCGCGGCACGCTCATGTCCAGCGCAGACGAGATGGCCGAGTGGTACTTCATCCGCCGGAAAGAAAGCGGCGCACAGCAGTTCGCTCCGAAAGACACGCGTCCCGGCCAGTTCTGGAAAGGGCAGCCCGTCGAAGCAGAGGACAACGAGCAGCTCGTGAAAACCGTTGTCTCCTCCACGCCGGGCGACAAACGCGTGTACTGCGTATTCGACCGGTGGGATGACGACGAGGACCCGGACAACCCGGACGAGTGGGATGCCGACTTCGTCGGCGCTGCTGTTGGCGACTTCGTCGTCCGCGTGACCGGCCCCTGCGAGGCAGGGGACCTGCTGGAATCAAACGGAGACGGTACAGCCCGAGTGCAGAGCGACGACATCGTGCGCTCGAAGACGGTCGGCAAAGTCTCCAAGGGCTTTCCCAGCGCGAGGCCGGACGAAGAAAACACCGTCCCGTGCCAGCTTCTCATCGGATAACCCCGTGCACCGTACCCGCCTGTTCCGCGGGCGGCCTACCGAAGATGGTCACACGGAAGTGACCCTGAACGACGTCTACCGCCGCATCGGCGAAATGGATGGGAAAGTGGAAATCCTGATGACGTCGGTCAGCCGCCTCGAGGCCCAAGCCGCGGACCGGGAGCAGCGCTTCGAGAACCGCCTTGGTTCACTCGAACGCACCCGCTCCCGCATCTACGGCGTGACGACAACGGTCGTCATCGCCGCGAACTTCGCTTGGTACTACATCAAGGACATCGTGACGAAATGAGCAAAGCACCCAGCAAAGAGCTGGACGCCCTGCACGGCGCCCTGGCGTCGTACTTCAAGGCACAGCTCCGCGAGGGCGAGTGCACCGCGGCGCTCGCGAACGTCATTCGCGCGTTCCTGAAGGACAACGGCGTCGAACAGCTGCCCGGCGGGGGCACCGGCGAGCGGAACGAGATGGACGAGCTGGCTGACGCCGCCCATGAGTTCTTGCCCTTCCCCGGGGAGGTCCAAGACCAGGAGGGCGAGTGATTGACCAGCGTACCCGCGCCGGGGCGCAGTCAGACTTCCGCAACTACCTGTTCCTCCTCTGGCGCCACCTCCGCCTGCCGGCGCCGACGCCCGTCCAGTACGACATCGCCCACTACCTGCAGACTGGCCCCCGCCGGCGCATGGTCAAGGCGTTTCGAGGTGTCGGCAAATCGTGGGTCACAGCGGCCTTCGTGACGTGGCGCCTGTGGAAGAACCCCGCGATTGAGAAAATCCTGGTGGTGTCCGCTTCCAAAGAGCGGTCCGACGCCTTCTCCACCTTCACCAAGCGGCTCATCGACGAGTTCGAGCTGCTGGAGTCACTGCGGGGACGTGGCCGGCAGGGCCTCAGGGACTCCATGGTGGCGTTCGACGTCGCCGGCAGCCACCCGGCTCAAGCCCCGAGCGTGAAGTCTGTGGGTATCACCGGGCAGATTACGGGCTCGCGTGCGTCGCTCATCGTCGCAGACGACATCGAGTCGCCGCAGAACTCGCTGACGGTGACCATGCGCGAGCGCCTGTCGGAGGCCGTCAAGGAGTTCGACGCGGTCCTGCAGCGGACCTATGACCAGCGCGGGAACCTCGTCGGCGAAGGCGACATCGTCTATCTCGGCACGGACCAAACAGAGGAGTCGCTGTACAAGCGCCTGCCCGAGCGCGGCTATGACGTGCGCATCTGGCCCGCCCGCGTCCCGGGGAACCCGGCGAAGTACGGGGACCTGCTGGCACCGTTCGTGGTCGACCTCGTTGAGCAGGGCGTTCCCGCCGGCCAGCCGGTGGACCCCAAGCGTTTCGACGAGACCGACCTGCTCGAGCGTGAGGCGTCCTACGGACGCAGCGGATTCGCGCTGCAGTTCATGCTGGACCCCTCTCTCAGCGACGAGGAACGATACCCGCTCAAGCAGCGGGACCTCATCGTGATGGACGTGAACTCCGAGGTGGCGCCGGCCAAGGTCGTCTACGGTAGCGGACCGGACCAGCTGCTGCCCATCGACCCGGTGGGCTTCATTGGAGACCGCATCTTCGGCCCGATGCACGTCAGCAAGGAATGGCACGAGTACGAGGGCTCGGTCATGTTCATTGACCCCTCGGGCCGCGGCGCCGACGAGACGTCGTACGCCGTGGTCAAGGCCCTCAACGGGAAGCTGTTCTTGACCGCAGCGGGGGCCTATCAGGGCGGCTATGAGATGGAGACCCTCCAGGGTCTCGCCAAGACCGCCCGCGCGCAGAAGGTGAACCTTGTGCGCGTCGAGCCCAACTACGGCGGCGGCATGTTCACCGCGATGCTGAAGCCCGTGCTCCAGGAAGTACACCCCTGCACGCTGGAGGATGCCGACTGGGCGCGTGGTCAGAAGGAGCTGCGCATCATCGACTATTTGGAGCCTGTCATGAACGGGCACCGGCTGGTGGTGGACCGCGGCATCCTTGAGCATGACCAGAAAGCGGACCGCGACAAGCAGCTGTTCTACCAGATGACGCGCATCACGCGCGAGCGCGGGGCGCTGAAGCACGAGGACCGCCTGGAGGCCGTTGCCGGCGCCGTGGCGTACTGGGTGGACCGCATCGCGAAAGACGAGCAGCGGGCCTATGAGTCGCTGAAGGAGCGCATGCTGCGGCGCGAGTTGGACAAAATCATGAACGCCCGGCCCATCGGCGAACTGGACCGGGGGGCGCCGACGCGTCTCGGCCGCGCTATGGGCAGCCACCGCCCACGGAGGATGTAATGAGCGTCATGTCCGTTATCTCGGCGGTTCTTGAGGCCGCCGCCAAGCTGGTGCCGCTGTTCCTGATGCGGAAAGCGGGCCAAAACTCCCAGAAGGCCGAACAACTGGAGGCTGAGCGTGAAGCTGTGGACGAAGCGAGCCGTGCTCGTGACCGCGTTCGTCGCGACGATGAGTATCGTCAGCGGCTGCGCGACAAGTACGGGCGGTGACTTCTGCTCCATCTACCGCCCTGTGCACCCGGATTTCGAGCGGGACACCCCTGAGACCATCGAGCAGGTGTTGCAGAACCTTGCCCCCTACGAGGAGCTGTGCGCATGAGTCGTCTTCCCTGGAACTACGTCCGCCAGAACGAGCTGGATACGCTGTACGCAGCGCGGGTGCGGCGAATTATGGAAATGCACCGGCGCGAGTCCGTGCACGAGTTCGCGGCGCGGGCGCATGACGCCATCGCTGAGTGGCGCGCCGAAGTCGAGCAGCGCGGCCAGTGACCACGATTGCCTGCGGGGACGGCTATATGGCCGCCGACAGTCAGGCGACGGGAGACGCGAAGTGCCACGTGCGGAAAATCGAGAGGGTTCGGGACACCCTGGTGGGCTTCGCTGGGACGGCTGGGGGCGCGCGCTGGGCCATACAGTGGCTGCGGAAGGGCGCTGACCCCAAGGACCCGCCGTGCATGGATGACGTGCAGCTGCTCGTGTACAGCTCGCGCGGAATCTGGATCTACGACGAAGACTTCACCCCCTATCAAGTGCTCGACCACTACGCGGCTATCGGCTCTGGGGAGCAGGCCGCTCTAGCGGCGCTGCATCTCGGCAAAGAACCGCGGGAGGCTGTGGAGGTCGCCAAGCGCATCGACGCGTACACGGGCGGCCGAGTATATGTGCGCTGGCTCGAATCCGCAATTCGGGCCCACCATAGAAGGAGCAATGAAGATGCCCAATCTGGTTGACACCCTCCTCAAGCGCTTCGGCGTGGACGTCGACGAGCCGACGAAGGAGGCGCAGAAGAATTCCACCGGCCGGAAGAAGAAGAAGCGTCGGAAGAAGGGTCCGGCGGGGCTGGCGGAGAAGGCCGCGCGGGAGCTTCGTACCCGGCGGAAGAAGCAGCTCGAGGACCTGGGGATTTAAGCATGGACCTGGAGACCCTTGGGCAGGCGCTCCTGCTGCTGTCTCTCGCCGCGGTGGCGGCGGAGCTGCTGTGGGAGGCCTCTCTGGTGTGGGGATGACCCGGCGGGCGTTCCTCGGCGGCCTTGCGGGGCTCCTGGGGGCCATTTGGGCCGGCCCGGGGTCCCGGCTGGGGCCTGCTGAGGCCGCGGAGCCGCCGGAGTGCTGTGAGGCGCCCTGAGAGGCCCTGAGACGGGCGGGCGAGGGGGCCCCTGCCCAGCCCCCCACCCGGCCCCAAAACGGCCAATCTGAGGCCACTCATGAGACCGTTTCAGCTGCTCGGTAGCTTAATTGGCAAAGCGCTCCCCTGTTAAGGGAGTGTATGCAGGTTCGAACCCCGCCCGAGCAGCCATTTCCTTCCCCCGGATGTTTGGGCCGCGTTTCTGAGGGGGTATCTGATATAGAGGGCGCGCGCGACTCCCCCCCGTAGGGCCCCGCGCGTGCGCGCGTAGGTGCCCTGCACGAGGGTGCCCGCATGTGCGCGCAGGACGCGAGCGCGGGCGCCCGGGGCCCTCACGGGCACAGCTTGCGGACACAACTCGCCGCTCAACCGCGGCTGCGCTCGCATGTCGCCAGATGTAGTATCCGGGCCCGGCGCCGCGGGCGGCGAGCGCGTGCGCACGCAGACAGGCTCGAGCGCAGGCACGCAAGGGCAGCCGACGCCGAGCGGCCGGCGCGCATGTACGGCACGGCCGTACGGAGTGCTGTATCTGTCTTTTTTGCACTTCATGTCGTTCTCAGGCATGCGATAGTCGCATTTTGCTAACTACGTCACAAAACGCGGGCTTGATTTCTCCGGTTGCGTGGACGATACTGTTCCATACGCGCAACGCGAGCGGAGACAACGCGATGAGCCGACACACATACATACAGACGCAGGATGGCGGTGTCGTATTTGCTGTTAGCAAGCATCCCACGCGTCGCGTATGGAGCGTCCGCTCCGAGACTGGGCAAGACGCTACGATTTCCCTCATGCTTGGGCACGGTATGCCCGAGGGGCAATTTGAGCGCAAGTGCGATGCGCTTGCGCACGTGCACGGGCGTATCGCAGCGCTCGATAAGTAAACGCGGCACGGAAAACCGCGCGAGCAGCACGGAAGCTGAGACGGGCCCGGGCCCTCCCGGAACAACAAAAGGGCCCCCGGAAGCTCCACGCATCGGTCACAACCCGATGCATGTGAATCAAGCCCGGCGATTCCAGCGCCGCCGCGCGCTGGCGAACCCTAGCAAGCGGCATTGCCGGTTCTACGGGTTAGCGCTGAAAGGTGAATGGTAGTGAGCGCACGTCCGAGGCAACGGCTGCGTCGCACGCGCCGCGTAAGCGAACCGGTTGGCGTCTTGCGCGGTAGCACGACAGCGGGCGGCCATGGAAGGATAGCGTGCGCTAGTGACCGCTACAGGTAGCCGAGTAGGCGCGCACACTATGAGTGTGTTCGCTACTGGCGTTCCGCACAGGACGTCAGCAGCGAATTCACTAGCAACATGGAGCATAGGATGAGCACCTACTACGTCATTCAGTTTGAGTGCGGAGCCTTCGTAGACATAAACGGGGGCCGAACACACCACCACACCTTGGCGCGGCGCTACGCGTCGGCAGCTCGAGCTGTAGCAGCGCTGCGCCGCGGCCGCGACACAAGCCGCGGAGCATTCATTGGTAGCAACGCGCGCGTCATCCACACCAAATGAGGAAAACACCTATGCGATTCTCAAGCCTGCCTCAAGCAATTTTTCACGCACAGCGTAGTTCTCGGTACATTTCGCAAGACATGGCTATCTGGCGCGTAGACGCCAGAGAACTTCCTGATGCGGAATATCCAGTGTTTATCGTCCGTCCCAGTAACGACCGCGCCCCGCGCGGCGGCATCTTTATAGATGCATACCGAAAGGGGTGGCCACTCCGGCCGCGCAACAAATGACCACACACTCGGCGCCTACGTCGCTGTGGGCGCCGCTATCTGTTCATTTTTGCCCATGCCGTACCACACACGGGAGAGTTCCATGAATGGCGCAATTATCTACGAAGGGCCGTCCCTACTGAACGGGCGCCCAATCGCTGTTGTCGTTACCGGACTTCGCAGTCGGTCGCAGAACCCGAAAACCGGAGACATGCTGCAGACATGGATTCTACCGCGTGAAGAAAATCCGGTTGACGCGGTCAAGAGTGGGGACGACGCGTCGGTATGCGGAAGCTGCCCGCACCGCCCGACATTAGGCGGTTCGTGCTACGTAAACGTCTTCCAGGCGCCGCGGAGCGTGTGGGTTACTCTTTCGGCCGGCCGTTATCCAAACGTCGACGCGCCGGACGATATCGCTGCGCTAGGCGCCGGCCGCGCGGTGCGCGTAGGGTCCTGGGGAGAC